GATCTTCACCGTGGCCTTGGTGCACGTCGCACCGTTCAGCGTGTGCGGCTTGGAGCCGTAGAACGCGGCGCCGGTGTTGCGGCCGTAGCTGCTGCCTCCGTACCGGCCCTGGAAGAGGTCGAAGCTATTGGTGGGGTCGCCGTCGGAGCGCCAACTGCCGTCGCGATAGCAGGCGGTGGCTGTCGGCACGCAGGTGAGGGTGCCGGTCGTGGTCACCGGCTTCGGTGCGGGTGGTGCATCGCCGGTGTCAGGCGGTGCACTGTCGGCCGGGGGCGGTGTCGCCGGCGTCGAAGTCGGCGCGGCGGGCACCACGGTGATGACGTAGTACAGGCTGCCGAGCCTGGCCATCAGCAGAATGCTGCCGACCGTGACGGTGAGCCCAGTCGCGACCCGGGCCGTGACCTGGATGCCCCCCACTCTGACGAGGCAGGCCCCGGAGGTGACCGTACTGAGCGCGGTTCCGCGCACTACTCCCTTCCCGGCGAGGGAGATGCGGGTGTCGGCGAAGTCGGGCACGGCACCCCCTACAGGACGCGGACGGTGAGGCTCTGCTCGCCGGGCGAGTAGGGCAGGGAGAGCGCCTCGATCGCGCAGCGGGCGGCCGTGAGTCCTGCGCCGGTGACGGACACGATGTCGCCGGTCACCAGGCCCGGGTGCGGGACCATCGTCACGCCGAGGCGCCGGAACGCCTGCCGACGCAGCAGCTTGAGCTGGGCCGCCGCCGCGGTCCGGCACTGGGCGACGGTGGTCAGGAGACTCGACTGGTACGGGTACGGCACAGGCAGCGGGTTGAAGTTCCCGCCGTACTGATAGGGGCTGGTGCCGTCGCTGTCGTAGGCGACGCCCTGGATCTGGTTCCCGGATGCGTCCTCGCCCTGGGCGACGACGCAGTTGAAGGCGCCGTCCCGGGTGGTGGAGCCCTGCCAGCGGACGACCGTTCCGGTGTTGCGGTCGTCACTGATGGACAGGACCGGTGAACCGGCGTCGCTGACGGGCTCGATGAGGAGGTAGCCGTCCTCGGTGACGCGCTCGGCCGCTCCCCAGGCGGTGAGTACCTCAGTGACGGCGCCGAGCCTGTCGCTGTCCCACTGCATGCCGAGCGGCACCGCCCGGTCGACGAGGGTCCCGTCGAATCCGACAGTGAGGGCCGGTTCGACGAGCGCCCGGACCACGGAGCCGAGGGTGTCCGAGCTGGACGGCTGGAACGGGGCGATGAGGTTCGCCTCGTCGATGAGCGTCAGCAGGCCCTGGCAGCTCACGGAGACCGTGTCGCCCTCGGTCGAGCTCTCGGTGATGAGGAACCAGCCTCGATTGATCCACTCCATCTGGCCGCCGACGTCGACGCCGTAGTCGATGCGGAGCGTCTGTCCGTAGGCGGCGAGAGGGTGGGCAGGGTTGGTGCCGGGGTCCCAGTCGAAGCCGCGGTCACGCCGCGGGACGGTGAGGCTGATCTGTTCCGGGATGGCGAGGGAGCGGTCGCGGCTCTCGCCGCCATCGGAGATCGGGATGGTATCTGCCAGGAGGGTGCCGCCAAGCCAGGACTCGGCGCGGACATTCATCGTGTAGCTGCCCTGCACGACGGCGAGGGCGGTAGTCGACATATCGAGCATGTCAGGGTCCGAAATCGTATTGCGCGATGGCCAGCAGGTTCGTGGGGAAGAACGCGGAGATGTCGCTGAGGATCGAGAAGTTGTTGGCGATGTCCTGCAGCGTGAAACCGGCGGCTTCCATTACGGCGGGCCAGTCGTCGGCCTTGACCACACTGAGCGCGAACCAGCGGAATTCGTCGTACCAGTTGGGCGACTCGGTGTCGTCGAGCAGGGCATACGTGCCGTCGAGACGGGACAGGGATGTCGCCTTGCGCACGAGGAACGTGCCCTCGGTCGCCTCGTCCAGCAGGTCGTTGAGCGTGTCGCCGTCGTCGTCGGTCTCCGTGCGGACGGTGAGTGTGCCGGACCGGGAAGACCGGGGTTTGCCCACCACGACGAGCCGACCGTTGATGTTGAACTGGGTGGCGTCGCGGTCTCGCTTCCACTCCAGTGGTGATTCGATTTTCACCGCGGCACCGACACCACGGATCGCGTCGGAGATGACGTCCGAGGTGACGGTCGAGGTGATGGGGCCCGAGTACACGGTCCACTGCACCCCGTTGACGTCGGTCAAGACCGCGGCATAGTTGACGCTGATCCCGAACGGCTGCTCCGCATCCACCCGCAGGAACGAGGCCTGCCCGGTGACGTCGACGCTGCTGGCGGCCCGCACCGCCTCAAGGTCACTCCCGGCCTGCCTAAGCAGGCTGATCGTGACGATGTCGTCCCCCGTCAGCCCGGTCGCGGAGACCAGGTTGCGGGGCGGGAACACGGACTGCGCGGTGGCGTTGACGTCGGAGCTGGCCTCGCGCACGCGCACGACGCCAGAGATACCGATCGAGGCGCTCGACAGGGTGGCCGTAACGGTGGGCGCCAGCGTGGCAGTGCCGGAGGACACCGTGGACGTCGCCAGTGCGACCGTCGTCCCGTTGCCAGTAGCGACCGCAGCGTCGGCGCGTTCGGTGACCGTACCGAACGTCACGCCGGCTGCTGCGATGGCCTCGGCCGAGTAGGCGTCCGCGGCGGACGCGACGCCGTAGCCGATCAGCGCGAAATCCCCCGCCTTCCAGGTGAGTGCGGTCGTGCCGGTGGCCGAGAAGCCGGTGCCGCTCGTCTGGTCGTCACCGAAGCTCGCGGCCCATCGCCAGCCGGTGCCAGCGGTCTTCGACAGGCTGACGATGCGGCCGACGATGAGGGATCCGGTCGAGCCCGATGGGATCGCCGTCGTCGGGTTCGCGTCACTGCCCAGCAGGACCCGGGCGAAGTACGTCAGCCGTCGGGGGCCGGCGGACGCCCCGAAGGCGCCGCCGCCCCCCGATGCGCTGCCCACCAGAGTCCAGCCGGACGGTGTGGAGGGCACCGAGTCGAGAGGGTGCCCGGAGACCACCTGAAGGACGGCGAGATTCCCGGCCGACCCGACCACCACAGGGGTGATCGTGTCGGTGTGGGTGGACTGCGTGCCCGTCGTACCGAAGGAGATCGTCATTAGCTGCTCCTCCGCCCAACCTTCGCTCGGTGCGCCTGAGCATCCGCAGATGCCTTGATCTTCGGCTTCACCTGGACGTCGATGAGGTCGCGCAGCCGGTCGTCGTTGAAGTGGACGTGGACCTCGGTGGCATCGCGGCTTTCCAGAGCGGTCGCGAGCCGGTCCCACAGCGCCTCGTTGCGGGCACCGTTCTGCCCGGCCGCTGTCGGGACGTAGCGGCGGCGCAGGTTGACGCCGGTCGCGGTGTCCGCGAGGCGCTGCGCTGCTCCCCCGACGAGGTGGCCGTGCATATCCATGCCGTGGACCACGCCGAGGACGACGTTCTTGCCGACCTCGTCGCGCATGACGACCGACGGGGACTTGATCTTCAGCGCCTTCTTGATCGCCGAGATGAGGCCCTTCGCGAGCTTGTCGATCTGCTTCTGCAGATCCTTCTCGGTCGCCTTCAGACCTGCGAGGAAGCCCTTTCCAGCGTTCTTCCCGGTGTCGTACATCATGTCGGCCATGTCCTTGCCGAAGGACGTGGCCAACTTGCCGCCGCTGCTCATCAGCTTGTTCAGCTTCCCGATGTCCGTCGTCGTGACGTTCTTCGCGCTGAGGATCGTCGCGAGCTGGCTACCCGGCCCGGCGTCGGAAAGCTGCTGCAGCAGTTCCTTCGACGCGCCCCTGGCCTTCAGGGACTTGCTCAGCGCGACGAACGAACTCGCCGTTTTCTGCTGGGCCCCAGCCTGCGAGATGAGGTCACCGACGTTCATCGCCGATGTCCCGCTGATGGACAGGAAGTCCTTGATGTTCCCGGCCTGGTCCGAGGCGTACTGGTTGGCCGCGGCGATCGTCTTCTGGACGCTGGCTCGCTTGTCGGCGAGCTTCTCCAACTGCCCGCCCTTCTTCTGGATGCTCGCGGCGGTCTTGTTGTAGCCCGCGTTCAGGAGCTTCGTCGCCACGGACTTGATGGCCGAGGCGATAGCGCTGCTGGTGCCCGTCTCCAGCTTCTTCAATAGCCCCGTGGCGATGGTGTTGCTGATCGACGTCTTGGCGGAGCGCTTCGCGTTCTTCAGGGCGATCTCGGCAGCCTGCAGCTCCTTCTGGGCGGCCCGGAGCCGGGTCTCTGCCGCGGCCACACCCTTGTGCCGCCGCTTGGCCCGCGCAACATCGTCCTTCGCATCCTGAATGCGCTGGTGGTCGCGGCGCACACGGTCTGCCGCGTTGGTGATGGTGCCGGACGCGTAGCCAGGCAGCTTGATCCCATGAGTCTTGGCGAACGCCATCGACTGCGGGCTGCTGAGGACGTCCTCGCCGCCCCTGAAATTCACCAGCTCCGGGCCGCGTTCGCCGACCCAGGCGAGGCCCTTCGCGGCGCCGCCGGTGCCCTTCGCGTACCAGTGCGGGCTGCGGGCCTGCCACTGCGACCACGCGTTTCCGGGGCTGCCGTACACCGACTTGATGTAGCCCAGACCCCACTTGATCTGCGTCGACGCGTTCGTCTTCCAGTCGGAGCCGGCTGAGGCCATCTTGGAGGCGGGCAGCGCCTGCGGGATGCCGTAGGCGCCGCTAGAGGCGTTCAGCGCCTTGTAGTTCCAGCCCGATTCGCCGTTCCAGAGGGCCTTCAGGGCAGGCCATTGAGAGGGCCCCCAGCCATAGGATGCGAGGGATGCCTGCGCGAACTGCTGCGCATTACCGGACGTGGAGTTGTCGCCGAGGCCGATCGAGTCCCCGATGCTGCCGAGGGCCTTGAGAGCCTTGCCGGGGAGCTTGGAGACCGAGACCAAGCCCTTGTGGACAATCCGACTGAGGGCGTGCGGAAGATCCCCGAAGATCTTCTTCGCGATGGCCGTGCCCGATGTCTTGGCCATGCCCTTCATGAGGCCGCCGACCAGGTGACCGCCGATGCTCATGAAGACGCGGGAGGGGCTCTTGATCCCGAACCAGTGCTTCACCGAATTCACGATCGGGTCGATCATGTTCTTTTTGATCCACGATCCGATGCCCTTGATCGCGCTCCAAATGCCGTCCTTCAGACCGGAGAGGAGGTGCCCGCCTGCGCTCTTCAGCCAGGAAGCGGCACTCTTGAACGCGCCGGTCACGGGCTTGATGACGGTGCGGTTGGTCCAGCCTGCGATGCCCTTGGCGGCCGAGATGGACCCGGACTTGAAGCCCGACACGAGGCTGCTGCCCTTGGACCACAGCCACGAGCCCGCGCCCTTGAAAGTGTCGACAACAGGCCGGACGACCCACCGGTTCGTGAACCCGGCGATCCCCTTCGCCGCCGACACCGACCCCGACTTGAAGCCGGAGACCAGACTGCTGCCCTTAGACCGCAGCCACGACCCGGCGCCCTTGAAGGCGTCCACGGCCGGTTTGCCCGCCCGGCGCCACAGGAAGGAACCGATCCCCTTGGCGCCGGTGACGATGCCGTCCTTGAAGCCGGTCAGCAGAACACGGCCCTTGCCGATCAGCCAGCCGCCGGCCTTCGCGAAGGGCTTCACGATCAGGGCGGCGACCTCTCCGATCTTCGAGATGACGAACCCGGCACCGTCGCGGATGCCCCGGCCGAGCCAGAGGATCGCGCCCTTGCCCTTCGCCATGAGGTCCAGGCCCCACGAGCCGATGCGCGTGGTGAAAAGTCCGGCCTCGCGCTCCAGAGTCGCGGTCGCCTCGGGGAAGACTTTGGCGATTCCCTTCCACAGGCTTTCACCGAAGAACTTCATGGCCTTGCTGGCGGCCTTCTCCAGCCAGCCGCCGAGCTTGCCGACGCCGCGGAGAAGCGGCTCGAACATCTTCAGGAACGGGAGGTGTTCGAAGACCTTGCCGAGGACTCCGGCGACACGTCCGATCGGGATGACCGACAAGACCGCGATGATCGTGTCGAGCCAGTGCTTCTTCCAGAAGTCCAGGGAGAACAGCGGGTCGAACAGGCTGGCGATGAAGCCGATCGCGAGCGGGATCGCCGACGCGCCGAAGCTCTTGCCGATCTGCACAAAGTCGATGCCTGCGAGGATTTTGGCGATCTTCTTGGTGAAGTCGGCGGTGTGCTTTGCGACCCAGCCGATCGCGTCGCCGAGCCCCTTCCCCAGGACGCTGCCGAGGTTGCCCCAGTCCATGTCTTTGAAGCCGCCACTGATGGCGTCGTGGATCTGGGCGCCGATCTTCTCGGCAGCAGACTTGGGCGGCTTGACCGCCTTGGGCATCGCAAGCAGCCCGGGTGACGAGGGCTGCTTGAACAGCGCAGGCGCCGCGAGGGACTTCGGGCGCGCCAACAGCCGAGGCACCGAAGGTGCCTTGAGCATCGGCGTTGTGGCCTTCTGCGGCTTCGCCAGCAGGCGCGGCGCCTGCGGCACCGTCAGCATCGGCGACGGACCCGTGGACGTGGGCACGCTCGGAGCCTTCTTCGACCCGGCCCCTGTGAGGCCGTCCATGAAGTCGCCGAGCATGCTCGTCGGCGACTTGCCGCCCGTGAGGCCGGAGAGGAATCCGCCGATCGTCGACTTGGCCTCGCCGACACCTCGCTTGATCGCATCGACCGGGATCAGGTTGCGCATGACCTTGCCGAAGCCCGCAGCCGCAGGCATGGCGGTGGTGGCGAGGAAGTGCACGAAGCTCGTGACGGGCGGCAGGACTTTCGTGCCGACCCGGATGCTCATCACTTCGAGATTCGAGGTGAGCAGATGCCATTGGGCTTCGGCGGTCTTCCGCTGCTGCTTGACCGCGTCGTCGAATTTGCCGGTGCTGCGGTTGATCTGGTCTTGCTTCTTCTTGAGGACGTCCAGGTTGTTGAGCATCATCAGGATGCCGCTGGAGGACCGGCCGCCGCCGAACGCGTGCGACAGCAGCTGGGACTGCTTCGACGCGGACAGGCTGCTCTTGTCGAGGTGGTCCTTCAGGAGCGTCAGGGCGCCGATCAGGCCGTCCTTGCCACGCATCGCATCGGCCATCTGAAGCCCGGTCAGGTGGATCTTCTTCAACTGCTTCTCAGCCGCAGCGGACGGGGCGCCCAGCAGGCTGAAGGACATGCGCAGCCGCGTCGCCGCGGACGCGGAGTCGATACCTTCGTCCGTCATCAGCGCGAGCGCGGCACCGACCTGCTTCATCGACAGACCGAACGTCTTCGCCGACGGCAGGATGCCGGTGCCGATAGCCGCGTTGAACTGATCCATCGACATGTTGCCCGCGCCGATGATCGCGTTCACCGTCGACACGGCCTCATGGAAACTCGTGGCGCCCTTGATGCCGGTACGCCAGGCGCCCGCAAGCGCGTTGGTCGTCTCCTCCAAGTTGGCGTGACCGACCGCAGCCAGGTCGGCGCTCTGCTTCAGCGCCTTCATCGCCTGCACGTTGTCCATGCCCACCGACTTGAGGTGGTACAGCGACTCGGCGAGATGCTGCGGACCCTGCTGAGTGGACGTGCCCAGCTTCAGGACCGCGTCACTGAGGACTTTCACATCCTTCGCCGTGCCGCCGGCCTGCGTCGAGATGCGGGTCATCTCCGCCTGGAACGCCATCGCGTCCTTGGCGCCCTTGGCCAGGCCCACGGCGAGACCCGTAGCCAACGCCGCCCCCGCCTTCACAGCGGTAGCGCCGAGCTTCGCGAGCGTCCGTTCCGTGCCGCTCGCCGAACGTCCGACGGAGTTGAACGTGCGACTCGCCGAATCGTGGGCGATGAGCCGGTAGACGATGCTGGAGCTGGCCATGACGCCTCCCCTCACTCACGGGTGGTCGGTCACGGTCAGTTGCGATGGCGGGGCTCAGCAGCCTCTTTCTCGGCGGCTTCGCGTTCCTCGTCCTCGATGCGGTAGAACGCTTCCCACTCGGTCAGTTCGCGGGAGCTGATACGTCGTAGGAGCTCGGCGACGGTGCATCCGAGCTCTCGGGCGAGGAGGAAGTAGAACCTTCGCTCGCCCCGTCGGAGTTTCCCTCGATCTCCTGGGCCGCCTCGTCGCTCAGGCCGGACAGGCGGGTCGCAACGTCGTACAGCCGGTCGATGATGCGGCCGTTCTTCGCGCCGAGGGCGGGAGCGTCGCGGTCGGTGAAGACGCGCTCGCCGCTCTCGTCGACGAGGCACTTGACCAGCAGGTTGGCGCGGGCGTTGAGCTGGACGATGACGAGTTCCTGTTGCGGCGTACCCGCGTTGCGGATCTGGCGGAGCGAGGACTCGTAGGCGTCGCGCTCTTCGCCGGTCAGGCCGCGGATGAGGACGGTGCCGTCCCACTCGGGGACGTCGACCTTCTCGACCTGAATGTCGTCGGCTCCGAGGATGCCGTCGCGGGACAGGGCCATGATTCTCCTAGCGGATGTCTCGTGAGATGCCGTCGAGGACGCGGTTGACGGCCTTGCGGGAGGCCGGTCCCAGCGGTCGCACGACGTGGAAGAAGTAGGGCTGTTTCGGCTGGTTGACCCACACTTCGCGGTGGCCGAAGACGGGGTGCCGCCAACGCTTCGTGCCCTCCACGGCCTTCGGGAGACCCTTCATGTGGGTGGGCATCTTGCGGCCGTCGACGCGGATCGCGATGCCCGCCTGCTTGCCGACAGTGCGGACTTCGAGCTTCGTGGCGCGGGCCAGGTTCCCTCGCAGCCCGGTCGGGCTGTAGGCGCGGCTCGACGGGATGGACCGGATCGAGTTGCGGACCACGGGGACGAGCGGCTTGGCGGCTGCCCGGAGTTCCTTGGTGAACCGCTTCTTGATCTCCTTGTTGTCGATGCCGCGCAGCTCGCGGGAGATGCGCCGCAGGTCGTTCCCGTGACGCAACCCCCACTCGCCACGCATTACGGCACCGTGATGTTCTCGACCGGGATGCTGGTCACCGAGAACTGGATGGTGATCTGCGCCGGGTTCTCGACGTCCCTGGCCTTCGGCTGCCCGGTGACCTTGACGGGGAAGACGTCGTACTTCAGGCCCGCCGTGTCACCCTCGGGGAAGATGCAGACGAAGCCCGCCGTGTCGCGCGGGAGCAGCGTCCGCACGTCCGACGACGTCGACGACAGGTACAGCGTGATGCTGGAGTCGTCCGCCGTGATGCGCCCCGGGATCTTCGACACGAACCGGGAGCCGAGGTCCGGGGTGTCCTGCTGGTCCGAGTTGGTCGCGAACCCGGACACGGCGGCGATCTCCGCCGTGAGGTCGGACCCGGCGTTCAGCTCGGAACGTGTCGGACTGTTCTTGTTCGCGATGGTCGCAACCCAGTAGTAGCGGGTCGTGCCCGGCGGGATGTAGCGGGAAGTGGCGGCGATCGGCGTGGCGACCATGTCAGCTCTCCTCGGTCTTCTTCTCGGACGCCTTGACGCGCGACCGCGCCGGCTTCTCTGTGGGTTCCGCCGGCTCCGACTGCTCCGGCTCGTCTGCGGTTTCCGTGACCTCGCCCGACGCCGCAGCGGCAGCCTCGGCTTCGGCCTGCGCCTTCAGGGCCGCTCGCTCGTCGAGCTCCTTCTGCGGTACGAGCTGCCAGCCCGCCGACGTGTAGTGCGGCATGGCGTCGCGGGGGACTTCGATCTCCTGGCGGTCCGGCAGCGTCGGGTGCCGCATGACGATCACGTCGCTCACGGGACCCTCACCACCGCGACCGTCACGGTGGAGGTGACCGAGTAGGTGATGGTGGCCAGCCCGGTCGTCGGGTCGGCGTACAGGCTGGCGGGGAGCGGGATGACCCCGATCCCGGTGGTTGCGGCGACGATGAACGTGCTGTCGGCGATGGCGAGTCGGCCGTCGACCTGCCCCGGCGTGGTCAGGGTGACCGTGCAGGCTGCGGCGTTGCCGTTCTTGACGTAGAGGAAGGTGCCGCTGCCACACGCGGCGGTGTCGCCGTTCGTGGCGGCGACGGGCAGAGTGGCAATGTCGAGCCCGACGTTGGGCACGACTTGCGTGACGAGCGCGGTCATCCGCTTCTCCTTGTCGATTTCGTTGACCCGGCTAGCGGGGAATGGGACGATCCGCGCCTAGAGCGCACAGGGGGACGATCGTGGATATCGACGACACCAAGGACCAGGCGGAACCTGCTGGGGTCGGCAAGGCGTGGGCATGGCTGCTGATCTTCAGTGGCGGGATGACGGTCATCGCGTTCACCGTCTGGGGCACGCTTTCCGGCGCCCCGAGCTGGTTCCACGCTCTGTTCGGGTTCCAGGCGCTGTGGGCCATCGTCGGCGTCGCCAACGCCTACAAGCGGCGCCCCGAGAATGCGCCGGGTCAGCCTCCGCTGTAGGCGTCGCAGGACACCTCGAACATCACGACCGCCTGCGCGCCCTTGGGCGTCTGATCCATCGCCAGACTGTGTGACGAGATCATGGCCCGCATGACGCTGCCGCCGAGCTGCCGGTTCGCTGCGATAGCTGCACCGGCCTCGGTGAGCAGCTCATAGGCGCGCCGCCGGGCGCCGGAAACACCGTCCCCGCCGATCAGGACCGCCGTGGCGCAACGGATGGTGAACTGCTCGCGGTCGATCGAGCCGCCCATGCCTTCGGTCAGCAGGGTGGACTCGGCGTCTGTCCCGTCCTCGCCGGTGTAGCCGACCGACACGATCTCCTGCAGAGTCGCCTGTGACGTCGACGGACCGTCCCGCACTGTCACGCCGGACAGTCCGGGCCAGTCCGTAAGCGCGGCCACCAGGGCGTCCATCGCGACCGGGAGTTTCGAGGTCCACGCCATCACGCCACCCCCGGCAGTTGCGTATCCAGGAGTTCCAGAGCACGGCGGGGGATCGCGAAGCCGCGGCCCGCCATGTAGTGCTCGTCATCGCCGCCGAGCTGGACACCCATGGTGCCGCGCTGCGTCTCCCATAGATGCTGAATGATGATCTTCGCGGCGAGGCGGTAGTCATCCGGGACGACGACCATTCCGACCTGGTACGTGAAGTCGACGATGCCGGTAAGGGCGGGGCCGGAGACGACCGTGACGTAGCCGCTCTCGACATCGGGCCGCAGGTCGGCGACGTTCCATGTCGTGGCGCCGTCGGCCGAGACCGCGGACGTGAGTGACAGCACCGGCACGTTCCGGAGCAGCAGTTGCTGCTCCGGGCCGGAGAAGAAGAACCGGTCCGTCACCGTCCTACGGACGACCTTCCGGCCCAGCGCGCGCTCCACAGCCCGCGTCGCCGCAGCGACGAAACTGCGCAACTCGTCGTCGTCCGCCGTCTCCGTCGGCCCCATGTTGAGGTGGGCGCGTGCCTCGGCGAGGGAGACGATGCTGTCCGGGGCGGCCGGCTGAACGTCGAAGACGTCCGCATACGCAGTCGTCGGACCGCTGGTGACGAGCCGCCACACATGCTGGCCAGCCTGAGCCGTCACGTAGTCGACGCGCACCTGCCCCGTGGTCGTCGGCGCCGGAACACCCGGGCTGACCGTCGTCCCGTCCGGCAGGATGATCGTGAGGTCAGCGGAGGACGGGTTCGTGGGAGTACCCGACGCGTCGGCGACGTCGACGGCCACCTGGTACACGGCTCCGAGGTCGATCACTGGGCTCCTCCCCTCGCTGTCGGTACGGCCGGCTCTGCGCGCCGCGCCCGAGGCCCGGCCGGTTCTCCACGGCGGGCCCCTGGTTGGACTCCTGCTCCTCGCCGCGCACTGCCACGGACGATCGCGCCGGCGACCTGCCCGGAGGCATGCAGGCTGGCGGTGACGGCCAAGCTGCCGCCGGATGCGGTTCCGATCGCTCCGGCAGCCACCAGAGCGGCCGTGCCCGTGAGTGATGCGTCAAGGCGGCGGCCGACCGAGCCAGCTGCCGCGAGAGTCGCGGTGACGGTGAGCGTCGCGTCACCCGTCCCGCTGGTGACCACCACTCCCGACGCCGTGAGAGACGCCGCCACGGCGAGGGCAGCCGATCCGGCCGCGCCTCGGACACCGTCCGCCGTCAGCCCTGCGGTAACGCCGAGGCTGACACCCCCGGAGGTTCCTCGGACGCCGTCGGCCGTCAGGCCTGCTGTGGCGGTCAGGCCCGCGTTGCCGCTAGTGGCTCGCTGGCCGCTCGCAGTCAGTCCGGCTGTGGCCGCCAGAACGGAATCGCCCGCCGCGGCGCGCTGGCCCGCGGCCGTCAGACTTGCTGTCGCGGCCAGCGAGGAGGCGCCGCTGGTGGCCCGCACGCCGCTCGCGGACAGTGAGGCGGCACCCGAGAGCGTGGCGTCACCCGTGACGCCGCTGGTGACGTCTGCCGCGGTGAAGTCGTCGAAGCGGAGCGAGTTGGTGGATTCGGCGCGGAGGCCGACGCTGGTGCCGGTCGCGACTGCAGTGTCGGTGACGGAGACGCGCTGGACCCCGTTGACGAAGCCCTTGATGGTGCTGCCGACGGCCTGGACTTTCATGACGTCGCCCGCGACGGCTGCTGCGGCGAAGGAGCCGATCGAGGTGAAGCTACCGCCGACGACGCTGAAGAGAGTCCACGAGGCGCCGTCGTTGCGCCAGAGATAGCCCTGCGTGAAACCGGCATTTCCGCGGCACCAGATGCCGTGGCTGACGGCTGCGGTGGCGGCGATCGTAACCTGCGCCGAGTTGTCGTTCGTGGCCATCGCGGTGACGGCACGGATGACGATTGTTCCGCCGGCGGCCCCCGACGAGAGCTGGTTGGAGACGATGGCCCAGAGGCCGGTCCCGTCGGCCCAGTTGGCTCCGGGGGCGCCGTTGGAGCGGTTGAAGTCGTCGGTGAAGGTCGTCATGAGCCCTCCCCGTCAGGGCGTTACGCCGCCTGCACCCCGAGCGACATTCCGAGCGTGTTCTGGGTGAACGTGTCCCCCGAGGCCCAGGCTTTCGACGCCGTCAGCGCCACTGAGAACAGAAAGGTCCCGGCCGTCGACGCTGTCCACACGGAGATGTGGGTGAGCGTTTCGCTGGTGCCGCCGTTCGTCCATGCCGACGGTGGAGTGCCCAGCGACAACGCCGAGCCCGATGACGAACTGGAGAAGATGAAGGAGTTCCGGGTGGTGGAACCAACGGACACATTGGAGGTACCAGCCGCACCCGGGTCTCCGGTGTGGAGCTGCACGAACGTGCCCGCGACGGCCGAGTATGCAGCGCCGCCGTTGCCGGTGGTCCGCTGCGTATTGAGCCAGCCGGAGACGAGGCCGGGGGCGAGTCCTGCGGTCATCGCTCGGCCTCCTCGGGTTCGTTGACCTCGGCAGCCTCGCGGTCGGATGCGGGGGTGACCTCGCCCGACGCCTCTACGGTCAGGATGAACACCTGGGCATCCATCAGCCGTTGGGCTTCTCGTCCGAGGCCGCCTTCGGGCGTCCGGTGCGGCGAGGCTTCGGCTCCGCCGTGTTCTCCGGCGCTTTTTCGGCGTCGGCCTTCTCGGGCGCCTTGTCGCCCCCGGGGTCGTCGCTCGTGTCCGAGACGTCGTGCCCGTACTGCGCCTTCAGGACCCTGGCGACCTCTGCAGCATCCTTGGCGCGACCGGCTCCCGCGTAGGAGGCGTGCTCTTCGATCAGGGCGTTCTTGTAGCGTTCGTCGATGCTCGTCATAGCTCCCTCACCTGCTCGATCTCGGGCAGCTTCGAGTAGTAGTCGTCTTTGAGTCGCCTACGCAGCGGCGAACGCTGCTTCGTCCGGTGCTCCATGCGCACGTCCCACAGCGCCTCGGCGTGCTCGGCGCGGTGCTTCAGGTCGTTGCCGCACAGCACGCGCGTTCCCGATTCGCCGGGCACGGTCACCACGTAGTGGGCCTGCTGGATGCCGATACCCGGGAGGGCACGGAACAGGGCACGCAGCGGGAACTGGGAGTCGAGGTCATCCCGCTCCCACATGGTGACCTCGGCGACGTCCAGCGTCGTCGCCGCGAGCAGCGTCCGCGTATCGGTGGGGACTTGCGTGAGAACCTCGTCCGCGTCGATCCGCAGGAACCAGTCCCCCGGCTCTGCCACCGTCGAACCGAGACGGAACATGAAGTCCCGCTTCTCCACCTCGTTGCCCCACCACGGCTGCCGCGGGGTATGGATGGTGCAGCCCATCCCGGCGCCGGCCGCAGTGTGTGTGATCGTCTCCGCTTGCTCCGAACCCGAGGCCGGCTTGCGGGTGGCGCCCGGGAAGAGGGCGTAGGGCCCATCCACCGCGATCAGGTGGTCACACAGGCGTGCCGCGCTGGCCACGCATTCGGCGAGCCACGAGGCGGGCTCCTCATACCAGGACAGCAGACCGATGATCCTCACGGATGCACCCCCATCCAACCGCCGCGCGGATTCTTCAGGAAGACACCCGGCAGGCTGGTGCTGGCGCACGCGAAGCCGATCCGGGAATGCAGTGTCGCCGCATCGTGGCCGTTGCCTGCGTCATGGACCACGACGACGGAGCCCGCCTTGCCGTGCTCCGCCCACAGTTCGAGCTCGGCGAACCTGACGTCCGGCTCCGAGTCGAGGATCACCAGGTCGGCGCTCGTCATGTGCAGCCAACTCGGCGTCGCCAGCTCGGGGTCGGCTGGCGGCCGACGCCATGCGGGATCTGACTCGAACCCGAAGAACTGGCACGCGTCGAGATCCAGGTGCTCGGTGATGCGGCCCACGCCGACGCCGGTCTCGACGACGACCGCAGGCTGCAGCATCCGCTGGAGCATGCCGACGAAGCGGCAGAAGTCCTGCTCCGGCGACCATTCGTCCCACGACAGCCAGCCGAGTTCGGCGTGCGGCGTGAACTGCTTCTCGTCCTGCATGACACCCCCGCGGGGGCCGGACCGCAGTCCGGCCCCTTTCCGTGATCAGAACGTCGGGCTGACCAGGCCGGTGCCGCCGATCTCCACGACGCTCGCCGGGTAGCGGGCGGCCGTGAACGCGAGGTAGCCGTACACCTGCAGGCGAACCGTGAGGTTGCCGGAGCCGACATCGGGCAGCACGCGGGAGCGGATGCCCGACTCGTACAGCAGGATGTCCGACGCCCTCAGGACGTGGATCACGTCCTCGTTCGTGCCCGCACCCAGCGTGGTCGGCATCGACGGGTCGGTGACGACGGGCAGGCCGTGCATCTGGCCGACGACCTGCTGCGAACCGACCGTGCCGAGCGTGGCGACCGCGTTCTGCGGGTTCCCCACATCCGGGACGACCAGGGGGCGCCCGTTGGAGTCCGAGGCGGCGAGCAGGTACGCCCACCGGCGCGGGTGCATCACGATGACCGTGGGGGCCATGAAGCGGAGGGTGTGGACCCGCTGCACCGCGTCGGCGATCTTCGAGTAGAGCTTCGCGATCGTCGGCGTGGCGTCCGTGTACGTCACCGTGGTGATACCCGAAGTGGCACGGACACCCGTCACCTGGCCCGACGATCCGGAGCCAGAGATGACCTGGAGGTCGGTCTTCGTCGCGTAGTCGGCGACCAGGTCCCGGAAGATGACCTCGTCGAAGGAGACCGGCGACTGGTCGAGGAGCTGGATGGCGACATCCTGCTGGCCGGCGACGGTGCGGACCGGCGCGTTGATGAACGTGTCGGTCAGATCTGTCTCCTGCACCGCCGCATTGTCCGCCGTCTGAATGGCGGCGGCGGTGCCGGTGGCGACCTTCGGGATGTTGATGGAGTCGGTGCCGCCGGGCAGCGGCTGGTTGTTGACGACGTTCGCGTAGGCGCGTCCCGCGCGGGCCAGTTCGACGTACTGGCTCATCAGCCACAGCGGCGGAATGGCGTAGCCGCCGTTGCCGTCCGTGCGGTTGAGGTCGCGGTACTCCTGCCCCGTCGACACGTCCTGTGCGTGGCGCTGGAGCCGTTCGCGGGCGCCGCCGTCCGCGTCCATGTTGAGCTGGACGCGGGCCAGGTCCTGCAGGTACGAGCGGCCGTTGCCGCGCTCGTAGGTGCGGGCCTCGGTGACGGACTCGGCGCGGGCCGCAGCCCGCTTCACCGCGAGGGCGCCGGCAGTGACCTGCCGGCCGCGCTCGCCCTCTTCCGACAGTTCGCCGATCCGCTCGTCGTAGCTGCGGAGCTCCTCGTCCTTCGACTTGACCTGGGCGGTCAGCTCGCGGAACTCGGCGTCCTCCTCGGGCAGGAGGTCATCACGGGCCTCCTCCTCGGCGAGGTCGGTGATGGCCTTCCGCTTCGAGATCAGAGTCTCGCGGTCCTTCGCGGCCTGCTCGCGTCGAACAATGAGCCGCTTCAGTCGCTCGTCCATGAGCGAGCCTGCCTTTCGTTGGCAAATGGGCATGACGGCGACCCGTGCCGGGTCTGTGGTGCCGTCGGTCAGCCAGTGCCAGGCATGCGACAGCGGCGCGGTCAGTGCCAGACCGCGCTAGGTAGGTGGGGAACCCGAACTATTCGGCTTCGTCGAGGTGTCGGCGCAGATGCCGCTCGATGGCGGCCCGCTGGTCCTCGGGGACGTCGGAGTGCTCCAGCATCGACAGGTGGTAGCGCACCGCCGCCAGGTGGGCGGGCGCGCCAATGCGGCCCTCGTGGTGGGCGCCCCAGTAGCTGGCCTTGTCGTCCGCGTTGCCGCTCGGGTCGACCCAGGCGTGCATGTAGCGCAGCACCACCTGATCGCCGGGGGCCGCGGACAACGCCGCCCGCCGGTCGAGGGGCATGTCCGTGACGGTCGTCGAGTGGGCCGGGATCCCGGCAGCAAGGGTGACGCTGCGGGGCTCGCCTCCTTGTGCGGCCAGCGCCTCGGCTACCGACATGCCGGTGCGCTTGACAGACGGGGTCAGTCCGCGGTGTAGCACGGCAAGGCTCTCGCGGGCTGCGGCAAGCCGCTCGATCGCCCGAGTATCGCCGGAGCGGAGCTCGGCCATGGCCTGGTCGGGGTCGATGCTCGTGAGCAGGTCCAGCGCCTCGCTCATACTGTTCAGCTGAGCCGAAGTTGCCGGGTTGGCGCCGAAATTGACGACGCTGACGTCGCCCTTGTGGAGGGAGACCTCGGTCAGGGTGCGTTCGGTGTCGTCGTCGGACCACTGGTCGGCCTTCACGCGGAACGCGAAGGACATCTCGTCCATGTCGCCGCGTTCCATCTTGGTTTCCAGGCGCTGCACGTCCGGGTCGCGGCGGTCCAGGTCGGCCTCGACGAGGAGGCCCTTGGAGTCAGTGGACAGGCGCAACGTGCCGCTCTTCGTTCGCGCGAGAGGCATGCCCTCGTGGTTGATGAGCAGGTGCAGGTCGGGCTTGGCGCCGAGCGTCACATCGAACGCCCGCCTGTCGACACGCTCGGTCCAGCCGTAAGGCGGCCCGCCAAGCACTTGGTAGCCGTTGTCGAACACGCTCGCGTAGCCGGTGAGAGCCAGGCCGTCGCCCGTGCTGCGGATCTCAAAACCGTCCGCTGCGATCGAACGCCGCTCCGGCGAATCACGCAGCTGGTGCCGGTCAACCATCGGTGCCGTCCTTTCGGATGAGGCGCAACGGCCCCGGGTCATCACTGCGAATAGCAGGAGGCGAGATCGTGGCGCCGGCAGCGATCGGCAGCGGCGTGTAGTCGGATCCGGCGCCGTTCGGAAGCGGCGGCTCGTCCTCCAGGGCGCGCAGCCCATCGATGTTGTCCCAGCCGATGAGGCGCTTCTTCTCGTGGACTTCGAACCGGGTCGCCAAGTCGGCACGGATAAGGACGTCGGGGTCGAACTTCACGTACTGGCCGCGGGGAAGCAGCGTCGACAGGTGCGACTCCAGAAGGGCCAGCCACGGCAGCAGGCTGAACTGCACGAGTT